ACCGGAACGGTCATGGAAGAGTTTTATACTCGCTATGACCCAAAAGTCACCCCTGAAGACGTTCGTACTCGAAAGGTCTTGGTTGATGAACTCATCCATACCGTTATCCTATGCCGAAACGTATTATATGCCACTCATGGAGGAAATCCATCCGGACAACAGTTAACATCTATTGTCAATACGATTGCAAATCGTATCATGCTTATGTACGTCTGGCTTTTGATAGCCCCGACCGAACTCAAATCACTCTCAAACTACCGAAAATTTGTCCGCGACTTCATCTACGGCGATGACAATATCCTCGCCGTTCACCCCTCGATCCAAAGCTGGTTCAATGCTAAAACTGTATCTGAAATGCTTGGTATGCTCGGTATTACATATACCGATGCTGCCAAGACAGGTGTAATAACCCCAATACAGCCTATCATGGAACTATCTTTCCTGAAGTGTGGTATTCGTAGAGATGGACTTCTATATAAACCACTTCTGTCCCAACGTTCTATACAAGAAGACACGAATTGGATAACAAAAGGTCCCGACCCGATCGGTCGTACAGTGTCAAACTGTAACGAAGCTCTTCATTTTGCATATTTCTATGGCCCAGAGTACTTTAATGCGCTCAGAGCCAAGATACGTGCTGCACTTGTAGAGATCGACCCGAACATCCTACTTAACGACTACCACTACTATGATTGTGCGTACCGAGCTGACCCGAACTCAGCTGTCGCACAAGGAGAGGTGTCCGATGATGGTGCAACCACCACCGGAACATCTGTCGAGAACCAACCCGCTATTCAGTATATGTAGCAGACCGCACAAGAATGCGATACCTGTTATAAAACAGTAGATATCCATGTCGATGCTGCCCTTACTGAAAAGTCTTGGAACTTAGACTCAATCCTCTCCAAACCCGTCCGAGCTGGCACTTATGCGTTTACAACAGCGCTAACTGTCAACACTGTCATCAAATCGTTTACCTTTCCACTGTGGTTTCAAAAGGCGACTGTCCCAGCAGCCATCTTTAATTCCTTCAACATCTGGAAGGGTCGACCAAAGGTCCGCATTGAACTGAACGGAACTCGCTTCCATCAAGGCCTTCTCATTGCATACTGGGTCCCAATGCTTGATAACGGTACCGCTGAACTTCAACGGTCTAACCGATCTCGCATAACATCGCTCCAGCATTCATTCCTCGACGCTTCGAAGAATTCAGTTGTGGAGATGGACATTCCATGGTTTTATTACCAAGATTATGTCAATCTACGAAACAATCAGGATTCCAACAAAGGCGTTTGTCTAGGCACCCTAGTCATTTCCGTTTTCAGTGCGCTCCAAGTGGCTACAGGTGGATCTACCTCCATCTATGCCACAGTTATGGTATCTTCGACTAAGAACGAGTTTCACGTCCCGAACATCTCAACTGTTGCTCAGGGTGGTACTACATCCAACGTATATAACAATATGCCTGGATGGTCAAAGGTCGCCGGAGTCACGTTGCCAAATAATGTCAGTGGAGACAAGTTTGACTTATCAGCCAAAGTGTCGTCCATGGACAAACCTAACAATACAGTGATTCCATGCCTTATGACGCGTGCTCCGTTCCCATACCTCGGACATGCCACCAATATTGAGAATTTAGATCGTTTGGTCCTCGAACCTGGCGGTACTACAATGATTGATGAAAGTCATACAGGTACTACTGAAGATGAAATGTCGCTCAAATACCTCACAAGTGTTATGAGTTTCCATTCTTCCATCAATATAGCCGATTCCGTCATGCCAGCCACCGTACTATTTAACGTCCCGATACAACCCCTAATCGCCCCAGCAGCATTTAACACGCTCAACTCTACTTTCCTCGCCGCAGCCAATACCCCTCAAGCATCTACCACCGTCCCGTGTATGTCTTACATTGCCTCTATGTTTGACTTTTGGCGTGGAGGACTCAAGATCCGCCTTCAGTTTGTCTCGAGTGCCTTTCACACTGCAAAGTTCGCCCTGACCCTTAACTACGGCGTTTACGCCCCGTCAACGGTATCAGGAGCTGAAGAACTCTCCCA